TGTCCCAAAGTCTAATACAATACAATCTTTCTTAATTACGTTTGGATGCTCTTCTGGATCTATTGTTCGTAGTCCACGACCAATCATCTGCACCATTGTAGATTTGTATGAGCATGGTCTTGTAAGCACAATACAACTGACAGGTGGTGCATCAAAACCTTCTGTTAATACTGCAACATTGACTACGACTTGTACGTCACCATGTTCAAGATCATGTAGTATTTGTTTTCTGTCTGCTGATGGTGTTTCACCTGTTACAATCTCTGCACGGATCTCCGATCTTCTAAACTCATCACATAAATCTTGTGCATGATTAACTGTGCTACAAAATATAACTGTCTTTCTGCTACCTGCTTTTTCCTGCCACTCTTCAACAATCTTCTCGTTGATGGCACGTTTATTCATAATCTGCTCGACTTGTCCCATGTCAAAATCTGACACAGTTTTACGAACATTTTGTAAATCTTTCTGTACCCCGACATCAATCACGAATGTCTTTGGTGGTACTAGGAAACCCTCTCGTATAAGGTTGGCTATTTCAATCTGATGAGAGCAGTTATTGAACACACCCTTGAGACCTTTTCTGTCTCCACGATTAGGTGTAGCAGTAAAGCCAACAATCTCTACGGACTCATTGGCTTCCTTAACCTTATTGATAATTCTCATGTATGTATCGGCTATTGCATGATGACTTTCATCTATTACCATCATGTCTACTTTGGACATATTATCCAAATTGTTCGGTCTCGATAGTGTCTGCACCATACTAAATACTGTGCTACCATCCCAATTTTTTTCTGAAGCATCTACGATAGACGTAGATATTTTTGGATTAACACGAGAGAATTTGTTTTTGTTCTGTCCAACAAGCTCGTCTCGGTGTTGCAAAACTAAAATCTTTTTGCCTTTTTTGTATCGTTTGCCAATCAGTGCAGATAGCATAATTGTTTTTCCTGCACCCGTTGGTGCAACAACAATCGTATTCTTATGCTTGTCTAAAGCATTAGAAGCATCTTGTACTGCTATCTCTTGGTAAGGTCTAAGAATCATAATTCCAACCTTTGAATCTGTATCCTTGATCGTGTAAACAATTTATACAAGCCATACTAATACCTTCTCTTCCATCTAAATTGTTGACAGGCATTATGAAATCTTTTTGTCTTCCTAATTTTGAACACTTCTTACAATAGAACATTATGTAAGGTGGTTTCTTTTTGGTAATTTTTTTTTCTTTTGCTTGCATTGTAAATCTCATTGGCTAAATGGTGGGTAGTTTTAGGGCATCGCACTACCCAAGCGACTTGCAAGTAGACTAAGGTCAGTTAGCCCTTGCTATTCCTCCCATCACTACCTAGCCCACTCAGGTACTGCACCACTTGGTTGTGGTGTCTGTGGTTGTGATGGTGTAACAGTTGGTGCAGAACCATTCGGAATGTATCCTTCCATGCCTTGAGTCAAAATGACCTTACATCTATTCTTATCAGAATACATAGGATCATTTGATTTCTCAATGCCGATCTTGACACAAACATTCATGCCATTGATAGATGCAACTCCACCTTTCTGCATATCTATTTGCCTTACTGCTTGGGCTTGTGCTGAAGCATCAAAAGCAGAAATATCGTTGTGGCTTTCAACCACAGACTTCAACCACTGCAATCCAATCTTTTTGGACTTAGATACACCACTATCGTCTTTGGCATCACCATCAAAAAAATGATTTTGCCAAAACTTACGTTTATCGAATTGACCACCTATTATGGTATACTCGACCTCAAGCCATTTAGCTGACGTAGTTTGTGAAGCCTTGAATATAGGTGTATTACTAAATTCAGGCATAGTTACTGCATTAGGTTTGATTGTAATAATTGCTCTTACAATCGTGCTATCAGGAATAAGTTCGAAATCAGAACCACCCCCACTTTCAATATTATTTAAATCAATCACTGTACTTCCCCTTTCTGTGTTGGTTGTGACTGTGGATCAACAAATGTTAAATCCTTTTTCTCTATTGATCCGTTCAACTTATGTATAAGCTTGCCTAAGTGTGGCTCCTCTACTACGTTAAGTTTTCCTGATCTGTCTTTAGCTGGGTAACCCCATTCATTAAGAGTTTGACAAACAAAAGCTCTATATGGTTGCACTCCATCTGTACCACCCATGACTGTCATTGTAATAACTTCATCAACAATGCCTGGTAGTTCTCGTGCAGTCTTAGATCCTTCAATCTGTAACTCGTAGTTGGTTCGACCATAATCATCTACTTTTGAGTCAAGTATGCCAACTAATATAACATTCTTATCTCTAATGTGTTGTAAATGAGTAAGCCATGCCATCATCTCTCTTCCGTGCATACCATAGGCAGAACGAGTATCAACTTTACCTGATCTTTCTATAATATTATCGGGATGAGACATACAGTATTGAAAGCACAAACGACCTGCAACAGTAATACTATCAACAAAAATAGTATCATACTTGCCAAGTTTTTTGTGAAATTCATCACCATGTTCTTGCATTACTCTTTCATAATGAATGGCATCATATGGCTCTCTTGATAGAGATGGATTGACACCACCAATATAACACACGAAGTCACGACACTCTTGCCATGTCTTTGGACGTATTACATCAATAGGAAAATCCTTTATAGCAGTGTCACCTGCCTCAAGATCAATAAATAAAGTCTTGTCAGGATCAAGGGTTCGGGCAAGAGTTGTCTTGCCCACACCACTTTGACCACAGATGACCATCTTATGACCTCGTTTTTCTGCCATACGTTGTTCGGCAGTAATTATTTCTAAAGCCAATTAAGCCTCCTCTGTTTGCACAAGATCAATATTAACTGTTCCTTGCTCGACAGTTCTTGCACTCTGAAGCTTTTGGACAATAGCAGGAGGAGCATTCGTATACTTCCTCTCTTCCACAGAGTATGTGATTTTTGCATAATGTCTTGCGTCTTCAGCGTCCATACTATCAAAAGCATCTCGTAGTGCTTGCTGATCCCATGTTACTTTTTTATTAATGGAGACCTTAACTTTCTCTTCTTGCTCAGAAAACACACTTGTTGTGCCAAAGTCTTTACCTTGTCTCTGTAATTCGTCACGAGCCGAGTTAAAAAACCTTGCTGATAAAAGACCATTAAGCTCTTCCATCTTCTTTTTTTGTCGATCAATCTCTTGCTTCAAGAAAATCTTTTCCTGTAAAAGCTGTTGATCGTTCATGTCATAGAAATTCCGTTCCATACTAACCTCACTTTCGTTTAAATTTCTACTTGCAAGGGTTAATATAGACATCATTACAACAATGTCAATACCTAAACTATCATTTTTTTTTGTATGATAGAAGAATGTCTATATTATGTATGGCTTTCATCATCTTCTTTTTAAGCTTAAACTCAGGTGTCAGCACACCTTTTGCATCTTCTACAATGAGTCTTGAGAACCCATCTTCTTCTTGTTGTAAATATCTAAAGTCAGCTACATAACTGCAAATCTTAACATCATTTATAGATAATTCATATTTAACTTGACGTTCTAATTCTGTCACAACACCAGCTCTTTCCATAGCTTTAAGTTGTCCCCATCTTTCTGCTTCCCATCTAGAATCAAACTTTAAACCCATAGCTACAGTTTTTTTTGCAAAATACTTATTGTTGCTTGTTCTGCTTTTTTTGGGTATAAATGGGTATGTATGGGTCATGGAGGTAGTATAATGACAGATATTTCAAAATACAAGTCTGTTGGTTTAGATCGTAAGAGTTATGATAAACTGGTTAAAATATGTGATCATCAAAGAAGAAACATTAGACAACAATTAAGTATTTTTATAGATCAGGAATTTGATAAAGAAGAATATAGTAAATATAAAACTAAGGTTACTAGTCTTGGATTAGGTGCTATCAACGGCATTCATACGAGAGATTAGTCTGTTTGCGCGATTGGTTACTTGTTTATGCCATCTCGAATCTTCCATTTGGACGGCACACTCTTTCCAATCTTTATTTTTTATAGCTTCACGAAACTTCAAAAATTTACTTAAACGAGGTCTGCCCATATTAAACATCATATTGGCACATATTTGTTTTACTTCTTCTGGCAGATCTTGGAAGTTATCGAATAATTGTTCGCACTCGTCTATAGTTATTTTTACGTCTTTATCAAATAATTTATTAATTCTTTCTTCTGATACTGGTGTACCAACTGGCTTACCATACTCTTCATCCCACTCAGTAATCAAATGTCCGATTCCTGTGGTGGGTAAATTTAAGTGGTCAAGGTATATGGATTTTACGTTCCCCTCGTCTACCTTGAGGGTTTCTCTTAGCTCTTCTATGTTCATACTGTTCTTCTTGTTCTCTGTGCTATAGCTATATCAGATGGATTTAATCCTAGTGAAAAGGCATTAGCAGGATTAGATATATCAATACCAGCTAATTGAGTTCCTCCTGCTGGTGGATTTATATTTGGAGCTGATGCAGTTACATTTCTTACTTGATTTACTCCTGCTCTTGCTTGGTTTATAGCTGGTTGTAATTGTTGAGCAGTGCTTCTTAACTGATCTTTAACACCAGAGCTTTCCAGAACAGCATCTACTTGGCTCTCTGCTTCACCTATTACATTATCAAGTGTTTGACCAGTTGACTGACTTAATGATTTACCAATAATAGATCCAAGACTTTTTGCTCTGTCTTCTGGTCTTTTAAATTGTTTTAAAGTAATTCCGTTATATTGAGATATTATATCATCATAATAACTTTGAGATAACATTCTATTACCTAGAACAGTAAACTTTGCTAGTTTACCTAAGTTTTGAAATGGTGATGCGGCTATATTTGCGGCAACAAGATCACCACCTTCAGCGGCTCGTGCATTAAATTTAAGTATTTTACCAAACTTCTCCATGCTTTCACCAACACCTTCTGGAAAAATTGTTCGTAGTTTACCATCGGCTGCTGCATCTAAAATTCTGTCTGCAAAAGCATTTAGAGATTTACCATCTGTCATAACTGATTCACCAAAATCATCAATCATACTATTTATGTAGTATGATCTAATTTTTTGTAATGAAGCATCATCACGTCTAGAAGCGAAGTAGTTAATTATTGGTCGTATCTCAGAGTTTTTAGTTTGCTTTTGAACCATAAACCTTGAAGCTTCTAACGGATCTAAGTCTAGTGTTTCATCTTGCAACTTGCTTATAATTCTATTTCTTTGTTCTCTTGCTAATGTTTTTTGTGTATCAGCTAATGACTCTAACTTACTTATTAGTCCACTCATACTTTCTGTGCCACCTATGGCATCTCTATATTGATCTAATACACCTCTAGCTTGCAGACCTGATATTTTTACACCACCAATCTCGTCAGCTAATTTTAAAACTTCATCTGTCTTATCACCAAATAATGCTTTTGCTGTTGTCCCCAG